AGGAGTTTTCCTATGGCTAACGCCACAGTATCACGTCTTGGTTTGGTCAACAATACAGGAACAGCGTTTGATGCGTTGTTTCTGAAAGTATTTTCTGGTGAAGTTTTAACAGCTTTTGCTAGAAACAATATCTTTAACGAGCAACTTCATTCAGTTCGTACTATCACAAGTGGTAAGTCAGCACAGTTTCCAGTATTAGGAACTGCTACTGCGGCTTATCATACCGTGGGTACACCTTTGGTAGGAGCTAACCAAATCAAGGCAAACGAAAAGATTATCAACATTGATGATCTTCTAATTGCACAGAGTTTCATTGCTAACATTGATGAACTCAAGAATCATTATGACGTAAGAGCAACTTACGCTGATGAGCTAGGTAAAGCACTTGCTAGAACCTATGACCAGAACGTAGCCAAGCAGATTGCAAACGCTTCCAGAGCTTCTACTAACCTTAGTGGTGGTAATGGTGGTGTTGTTTTAACTCTTGCTTCTGGTAATACAGCTTCAGCAAACGTCACAGGTGACGAGATAGCAGCAGCTATTTATGACATTGCACAGACATTTGATGAAAGAGACATTCCTCCAACAGATCGTTTCTGTGTACTACCACCTGCTGAGTACTACAAACTTGCTGAGTCTGCTACAAGAACTGTAGATGTTGACTTCAACCCACAGGGTAATGGTTCGTTTGCTTCTGGTAAGGTACAACAAGTTGCTGGCATACCAATAATGATGTCTAACAACGTACCTCAGAGTAACGTATCTTCTAACCCAAGTGGTGCGAACAACACTTACTCAGGTGACGATAGCAAAACTATTGGTCTTGTCTTCCACAAGTCTGCTGTTGGTACAGTAAAACTAATGGATATGACAACTGAAATCTCTGGTTCTGACTACGGAATTATGTATCAGGGTACATTAATGGTTGCTAAGTATGCTCTTGGTCATGGAATCCTAAGACCAGAATGTGCAGCTACTATTAAGTTATCTGCTTCTTAATTTCAATTTATAGGGTATCTTATTATTAGATACCCTTTTTTTATACCCATGTATCATTCATCAAAGAAAAAAAAGAAAAAGAAGAAAGGTGGGAGGGATTCACTCAAAATAAAAAAGTACTAAAAAATGACTGTAGCTGCAACCACTGAATTAGAAAGCATTAACATTATGCTTGCTGCAATAGGCGAAGCACCTGTTAACTCTTTAACTGGTACGTTACCTGTTGATGTAAAGATAGCTCAAACTACTTTGACAGAAGTAAACAAAGAAGTTCAATCAGAAGGTTGGTCTTTTAATACTGAAATAGATGTAACTCTTACAAGAGATGGGTCTAATCAAATTAGTTTACCTGCTAATGTTTTGAGAGTAGATGCAAACATACATCAACACCCGACTATTGACCCTATACAACGTGGGCTAAAGCTATACGATAGACAGAATAATAAATACGAATTTGATGAAGACTTGATTTGTACTGTTGTTTATTTTAGAGAGTTTGATGAAATACCAGAACAAGCAAGAAGGTATATGACTATTAAAGCTGCAAGAATATTTGTAGATAGACTTGTTGGAGATGATGGTTTAAGAACCTATACACAGCAAGATGAAACAAGAGCAAGAGTTATACTTACAGAAACAGATTATGCTAACGCAGATCACAACTTACTAAGAGGAGATCCTTCTCTTACCAGTATCTTTGATACTTACAATCCTTCTAGTGCTTTAATTAGATAACTATGGCTGTCATATCAAGAGCTATACCTACATTATTGAGAGGTATATCACAATCTTCTGATGCCTTGAAGCAACCAGATCATGCTGACATACAAGACAATGCTGATAGTAACCCTGTTCTTGGCCTTACAAAACGAAGTGGTTTTCAATATTTAACAGCTTTATCTTCTTCCGCTCTTGGCAATGTTCACATACAAACCATAAATAGAGATGCAAACGAAAGATATGTAGCGATATTTAGTAATGGAAATGTAAAAGTATATGAGCTAGATGGTACAGAAAAAACTGTAAACAAACCTGATGGTACTGCCTACTTAAATACTTCTACACCTAGAAGCGTATTGAAGACAGTTACTATTGCTGACTTTACTTTTGTTGTTAATACCAGTATTACAGCAGCTATGGACTCTACACTAAGCGGTGGTACTGGTACAAAAGCAATTATATTTATAAACCAAGCAACAGCAAATACAACCTATTCTGTAACGATTGATGGAGTAACAGTTACAGACAACACTTCTGGCGATTCAACTCTTAGTACCGATACAATAGCTGCTGATTTAAAATCTGGTCTTGATGCAGGTTTGTCTGGTTTTACTATTGTTCGTAATGGTCCTGTTTTATATGTAAGAAAGAATGATAACTCTGATTTTTCTATAGATGGTAGTGATACACAAGGCGACACTAAAATGACAATAGTAAAAGATTCAGTACAAAGATTTACTGATCTGCCTACTGTATCTCCACATGGTTATGTAGTTGAAGTTAAAGGAGATCAAGATACTAATTTTGATAATTACTATGTAAAATTTGTTGGCAATAATACTACAACTGATGGAGTAGTAGAAGAAGGGCAATGGGAAGAAACTGTAGAAGCAGGTATTAAATTTAAGTTTGATTATGCAACAATGCCACACGTTCTTGTGCGTCAAGCAGATGGTAATTTTAGATTTGCAAAGGTAGATGGAGATACATATACAATATCTGGTACAACATATACATTGCCTAAATGGGGAGAAAGAACTGTTGGAGATTTAGTATCAGCACCCGATCCTTCTTTTATTGGTAATAAAATTAATAATGTATTTTTCTTTAGAAATAGACTTGGATTTTTAGCAGGGGATAATGTAGTTCTTTCTAGAGTGTCAGAGTTTTTTAATTTTTTTCCAGAAACAGTTATATCTGTTTTAGATAGTGAACCTATAGATGTAGCTGCTTCTCATACAAAAGTTGCAATTTTAAAAAGTGCAGTAACTATGGGAGAAAGACTTATATTATTTTCTGAACAAACGCAGTTTGTGTTAACCAGTTCAGCAGACAACCTTACTCCTAAAACAGCCAACGTAATAGTTGCAACTGAATTTGAAAGTAGTGCAGCAGCACAGCCTGTAGGTTCTGGTAGTTCTATTTATTTCTTAACTCAAAAAGGTTCTTTTGCAGGTATTAGAGAATATATTATTCAAGGAGAATCACAGATAAGAGATGCAGCAAACGTCACAATTCATGTACCAAGACTTATACCAACTAATGTTTTTAAGATGGCAGTATCTACTAACCAAGATATTCTTGTTGTTTTAGGTTCAGACAATCCTAATAAATTATATGTGTATAGATGGTTGTATGGAGAAGGTGGACAGAAAGCTTTGAGTGCTTGGTTTACTTATAGCATCAATACAAACAGGTCTATTTTAAATGTTGATTTTATTGGTACAGATTTGTTTGCTGTTATAGAAGAAGCTAATAAAGTGACCTTAGAAAAAATACCATTTGAAACTGAATTTAGAGAAACTAATGCTAGTTTTGAATATCATCTTGACCATAAGGTAACTGAAGCAACCACAGGAGTTTCAGTATCTTATAGCTCTGGTACTGGTCTATCTACTTTTACAGTTCCATATAGGCTTAGAGCAAACATGAATATTGTTGGTAGATATTTAGGTACAGGAGAAACAAGCACATTTGTAGATGCTCAAGGTAATACAAAAACTCTTGTATCAGGACAAGTTATATCAACTTCAAATCTTACAAATGGTTCTACTTCTACAATTACAGCGACAGGAGATTATAGGAATAGTAAGTTTATTATTGGAGAACCTTTTGAAATGCACTATAGATTTAGTAAGCAAAGACTAACAGAACAAGGTGCAGGTTCCCCTGAGTATGTAGGTGGTAGATTACAGATACATCATTTTTATATTAAATATGAAGATGCAGGGTTTTTTAAAGTAGAAGTAACACCTGAAAATAGAGATACTTCAATTCATAAATTTACTGGTCGTTTACTTGGTTCTGCTTCTGCTGCTATTGGACAGATAAATTTAGATACAGGTACATTTAAAGTACCCATAATGAGTAAGTCTGACAGGGTAGATATAGATATAAAAAACGATACATTTCTTCCTACACGTTTAGCTAGTGCAGAATTTGAAGGAGTATTTCATATAAGGAGTAGAAGAATATAGTGGGATATTTAAGAAAGTCAAACCTCAAAGATTTTAAATATGTAGTAGAAAACATGAGAGTTATGGACAAGATTGAAGCTTTGTATCAAACAGGCTTAAGTCCAGAAGATGCTCTTAGTTATACCTTCTTGGGTAGTAAGACTAATATGACTATTGCTGATGATGATGGACAACCTATAGGTCTATGTGGAGTACAAAAAGATGGTTGTATATGGTGCGTTGCTACAGATGAACTGTTTGATAATAAAAAATACAGAATACAATTAATAAGACAAGGCAGAAAATGGGTTGATAATCTACTTGAGTCTTATAAAATACTTTATAATTATGTAT